GTATTTCTTCGGATTCGGAGAACGACTTAATAGAAGAACTAATAACTTCAGCAAGGGAGCGAATAGAGAAGTTTACAGGACTATCTTTAGGAGAAAAAACTCTTAGGGCTTATTGGTTTTACTTTCACATTCCACAAGAGATTCCTTATGGTCCAGTTACCTTAATTGATTCGGTTGTGAATGATGAAGATGTAGCTTTAGAATATACTGCTCGTGGATTGCAATATAAGATGCTTGAGGCTTATTCTACTGTTGGTTTGACAATAGAGTATGAAGCAGGCTTTGCAGTGTGTCCTAAGGGCTTAAAATTAGCCATTTTAAAACAAGTGTCTACTGATTACGAGAATAGGGAGAATTACTCTATTTATGACCAAGCTTATGAGTTAAGTTCGGATGCAAAAAGACAAGCACAACCATATTGTAGAAACACTTTATTTGGTATCTAATGAGAGCAGGTAATTTAAGGAATCAAATCGCAATTCAAACCTTACAGACTGGCTCTGATGGTACAGGTGGTTACTTTGGTACATTTGTAGACCAAAAGGTAGTATGGGCAAAGATTAGAGCAAAACAAGGCTTTAGAAATTTAGAAGATGGAAAAATATCTTTAGACAATATCTACGAGTTTACTATTCGTTATGATGACTATCCTAATTTATCTCAAATCAATAAAATAGTTTACAATAGTGGCGAGTACATTATTAAAGCATTTCAAGTAACGGATGAAAGAAAAAAAGAAATAGTTATAATGACTACTTTGGGAAGATTAATTGACCCTACTTTCTTCTTAATTACCGAGTTCTACGAAAATTTAATGACTGAAGATAATAAGTTTATTATAACATAATGGCTTTAATAGGTTTAGATAATGTTTTAAGAAAGTTTGGTAAGTTACCTGATAGGGTGGTTACTTTGACTAAAGCTGCGGTAACGAGAAATACTGATCAGATTTACGCTGAGGCAGTTTCAAGAGTACCTAAGAAACTTAACAAATTGTCAGCAAGTGGTCAAAAAACTGTTACTGACCTTACCGGAACCGTAAGTTTTGGTGGAGGTGGTGTAGACTATGCTCCTTATGTTGAATTTGGTACAGGTCCTTTTGCTAAATCTTATTTGGCAAGTATGCCTAAAGAGATTAAATCTTATGCTATGACCTTTTTTGTGAATGGGCAAGGAAGAATTGAGGCACAACCTTTTTTAATACCTGCTTACTTAAAATACAGAAAACAATTTTTTAAAGATATGAAAGATATTGCTAAGATTATTAGCAAATAATTCGTAATTTTGTTAAATGAAAGATGTTGGAGAACTAATTAGGCAAAAACTTTACGAAAGACTAAGCGGTGCAATCGTTATAGACTTACAAGAAGTGCCTGTTTTTGATTCAGCAAGTGTTTTAGCAGCAGCTACTGAGCCTTATATTTTGCTTTCTACCTTTGTTTCTACGGAATTAGGAGAAGGAAGTAAAGAATCATACGGTCAAGAAGTTAGCGTTCTAATTGAGGTGGGTACAAGATTTGACAATAGTTTTGGTGGTAAATTACTATCCGATCGTATTTCAAATGAAGTTATGGAGTTGGTTAGAACAAGACAAGATGGATACTTAGATTTAAGTCCAGATTGGTATGTGATTAGAACACTAATGGAAAGTACAAATACACTTGAGCAATTAGTTGATACAGGAATTTTAGTACGAAGATTGATTAGATTTACTTTTAAAATACAACAAGGAATATGAGTGCATTAAACGGATCAGATATATTACTTTATGATGCAGATACGGATTTCCCGTTAATGTGTCAAAGAAGCGTTACAGTAACTATGAATGATAATATGATTGATGCTACTTGTAAGCAAGATAATGGATTTTCAGTATCTTTAGCAGGTTTAAGGGATTTTTCTTTTACGGCTGATGCTTTAGTTAATTGGGATGAGGGAGTAGCTGATATAGGAATTACTACTTTATATGCTTCTTATAATACAAGAGTGCCTATTAATATTGCAATAGCAAATCCGGTAATACCAACAGGTTATTATATTGGTTTGGCTTATGTTGAAAGTATAGAAATAAATGCCCCGATGGAAGATGTCGTTTCTTATACGGTATCATTCACAGGAACATTTGAAATAACAGATTAATTAACAATTAAAAAATAATAATATGGCAATTTACAACGGAACGGCTCAATTACTTAAATTAGGTACTGCTGGCTCAGAAGAAACATTAATTCAATTAACAAATTGTAGTATGTCTGTGAACGCAGATTTATTCGATACTACTTCTAAAGAAAGTGGTGGATGGAAATCAGTTATGCCCGGCTTAAGAGATGTATCTTATTCAGGCGAAGGTTTAGCTGATTTTGCAGCAGGTGCTAACTATACTTTAACAGAGATTTTTGCAGCATACAATAACAGAACTTTATTGTCTGTTAAATTTACAAACGGAACAAACACATTTTCACAAAGTGGCTATATTGCTTCTTTTGAGATCAGTGGTCCGATGGAAGATGTTGCTACTTACACTATCGAAGTAACAGGTACTGGAGTATTAACCTTAGTATAATACAAAACAAACACAACTATGACCGGAATAATAGAAGTTACTCTCAACGGAGAAGTGAAGCAGTTAAAATTTGGTAATTACGCTTTAGAGCAATATACTAAACTAACTGGTGTTGATATAGGAAGTATCAAACAACTTGGTGATGATTATAGTCAGTTAGATATGACTGCCGATATAATTTATTGTGGGTTGTTTGGTGCTTACCGATCAAATAAAAAAGTGGTTGATTTTACCATTCAAGATGTCCAAAGTTGGGTAGACTCGATGGGTTATGGAGATCAGCTTGTGGTGATTAAAGAGTTTATGTCTTGTATAGTTTTAATGACTGAGCAGATGATAAATGCTTTTAAAGCTATGAGTGATGGAGAACAAGAAAAAAAAAAGTAACTTGGAATGATATATTAGACAACGCAATTATTAATTTGGGATTAAAACCAAATGATTTTTGGGAGATGACTTTTATAGATTATATTAGGTATGTAATTCACTTTGCTAAAAAAGAAGCAGACGAGTGGGATAGAACGAGAGTTTTGATGAGTTACATACTTAATACCCAAGTAGAAAAGAAACACCAAAAGAAACCAAAAGATATTATTCCATTATGGACTGATAAGTATAGGATACTTCAAAAAAAACCGGTTAAGCTACCAACTAAAGAAGAAAAAGAAGAATTACTAAACAAGACGGGTAATAATGGAAGAAAAGATAATAGTTAGACTCGAAGCAGATATTGCTGATTTAAAAACTCAACTAAACGCTGCTCAAGCTGAAATAAAAAGATTTGGTTTAGGAGTAGAAACTTCTATAAATGCTATTACTTTAGATAGATTAAATCTTCAGCTTAAACAACTTCAAACACAATTAGGTGCTACTGATATTGGATCAATAGCATTTAAAAATATAGGCACTCAAATTGCTGCGGTAGAAAGTCAAATAAATGGTGCTTTAACTTCTATTAATCAAAACGCTAACAGATCAAGAAGCGGTTTTAATGGTTTATCAAATTCAATTAACCAATTATCAAGAGAACTTCCTGCCTTTGGATTAAGTGCCAATATTGGTTTCTTAGCTATTTCCAACAACTTACCTATTTTATTTGATGAAATTAAAAAAGTAAGAGATATTAATACTGATTTAGCTGCAAGTGGTAAAACTACTACTTCTGTTTTTAAACAATTAGCCAGTGCTTTATTTTCTTGGCAAACTGCTTTAAGTCTTGGTGTTACTTTATTAACTATTTATGGTGGTAAAATAATTGAGTTAATTTCTAATATAGGTAAAGCAAAAGAAACTATTTCATCAACACAATTAGAATTAAATTCTTTAAACGAAGCGTATAAAGATAAATCTATAACAACTGCAATAAGTGATGTAATATTATTAAAATCATCAGTTGAAACCGCAGGTAAAAGTATAAATACTCAAAAAACATTTATAGAACAATATAACAAAACTATTGGAACTGTTACAGGATCAGTAAATACATTTAAAGCGGCAGAACAAGGTATTATAGATAATACAAATGCTTATGTTAATGCTATGATTGCAAGGGCAGTTGCAACTAAATCCTCTGAAAAAGCTGCTGAAATTGTTATGAAAATGGCTGATTTGCGAACTGAAAACGCAAAACAAAATGCAATAGATCAAATTGACGGAGAGAAAAAATATACTTCTGAATGGAATAGATTAATAAATAGTCAAGGAGTTGCTTTATTAGAAGGTTATACTAATAGAGCAGCTTATGTAAAAGCTAAAATAGCAGAAGATAAAGCAAATAGACACTTAGCACAACAAGAAGAATTATCCTCATATCAAAAACAACTTGATGCTTTAACTGCTTTAACTAAAAAATATGTAGATAAATCTGGTGTTATAACTCCTTATGTTGCACCTGATGCTGCTTCACAAGATAGAGGTATTCCTGAAATGGCTTTAATGATTGATAGTTCAGCGCAAATAGAAGAAGCTAAAAAGTTATTTGATTTTTTTAAACAACAAGGTCCAGAAAGTTTTAATCTTTTAGGAGAGGCTTATGTAAATAATCCATTTTTTAAGAAATTAATGGATGGAGAGATAGCTAAAAAAACATTAGAAATAAGAACCGATATTGATAAACTTGGAAAATCACCAACTTGGAGTGATCCTGCTATGAAACAATATATTGCTAATATTGAAAATATAGCAAATTTAATATCAGGTACTTTAAATTCTGCTTTTGAATCTGCTTTAGTATCAGGTGAAAATTTCTTTAAAGTAATGTGGAAAGGATTGACTAATTTAATTTACAAACTTGCTGCTGCTGCACTTGCTGCATTAGTATTAAGTGTGTTATTAGCACCTTTTGCAGGCGGATCATATCTTGCTGCGGTTGGTGGATTTGAAGGTATATTTTCTAAATTAACTGGTTTTGATATTAGTGGAATTGGCGGAGGAGATAGTAGTGTATATATGCCTTCTAATTCAATAGGTCAAGGTAATTACCAAATAGATATTATGGGTGATAAAATGAGATTATTATTAGATAACACTGCAATTAAAAATACGAGGGTGATATAATGGCTTACAATCATATTTATAATTTACAATTTAAAGGATTAGATCAACAAAATGGTAATTTTTATTATCAAGTAAAGTTTGAGAAATATGATGCTACTGTTATTGATTATCCTATTATAGATTTAATTCCAGCGCAAGATTCTCCTTTTGTTTTAAATTATAGATCTGAAAAAGATAATATATTTTCTCCTATTCGTGCTTCTTATGCCGATATAAAGTGTTTTATTCCTTCTGATTCACCAATACAACCGTATAACTTTTATTATAATATTGATGAGTATTCATTAAGAGTAAGTCTTTATGAAACTAACGGCACTACTTCAACTTTAAAATGGCAAGGATTTCTTTTGCCTGATGTTATTCAATACGAATGGCAAGAACAGTATTATTTAGATTTAGTTGCTACTGATAACTTAGCAGTATTAAAGAATATTAAATATTCAAGAGATGACTATTATGCTTTATATGATGATACTTCTGTACAAAATGGTTTAAGTATTAAGGATTATATTTGTAGATTACTTGCAAAAACAGGCAGTACATTAGATGTTGCTATTCTTTGTGAATTTAAAATAGATGATGTTTTAAAGAATTTAGAACAATTATTAATATCTGAATATTCAGGTGTTGATTGGAAAACTTATGAGCCAAAGGATTGTTATTTTCTTTTAACTTCTTTAGTACAGTCTTTAGGATGTATATTATATCAATCAAATTCAGATGCTACTTGGTATCTTGTTGATGTAAATAGATTAGCAGTAAACAACTTAATTCTTAATGGTAATTTCTCTGACGGTTTTAACGAATGGGATACTGTTGCACCTGTTCAAATTAGAGAAAATTTAGGTCCGGATGGTAGTGATTGTGCAAGTGTTTTTGGTGATTCAAACGCTAATTTTAATCAAACTGTTGCAGGTGAGGCTAGTGTACCTTATCAATTAGTTTTTGATGCAAGAAGTGCTATACCAGGTTTTCCAGGTAATTTAGCTGAACCTTTTATTATTATTGATGGGCAAGAGTTTTCTATTGGAGCAATACCTGAAGTTTGGAATACTTATACTATTGATTTTACTCCTGATAATGATAACTTTAATGTTGCTTTCTTTAATTATTCTGCAAATGGATGGTTATTTGTAGATAATGTTTCAATAAGAACGCAAGTTAGTATTGGAAAAAAATATGATTATCAAGGAACTTTTGAGGGTAATTATGATTTAAGTTTATATTCTAAAATAGGTCAAGACCAAAATATTATTTGGTCAGATAAAAATCAATTAGTAAGTCTGAATAAAAGATTAACTGGTGTTAAATTTACCTATCCATATTATGAAAGAAATTTAGTTAGTAATTTTGGATTCTTTAAAGATTATCCTGATTCACCTACTATACCTACTGATTGGTATAGACAAGGTGCTTATAGTATTGCAAATTCAGTTTCTCCAAATACTCCTTTTGATGATAGAATATTAGGTATAGTTGAACAAAGTCCATTTATTAGTCCAAGAGTTTTAAATGAGTATGTTTATACACAAATGCTTTTGTCAAATGGTTCACCTGATTTTCCTGATATTTTTGCAAATAAGGTTGAATGTTCTGTTTATTTTAATTTTGAGCATTTTTCATTAGATAGTATTGATATAGCTTTTGCTAAATCTCAAACACCTAATCCTAATGCTACTATTACTCAATATTTAAATTATGATGGTAATTGGATTCCTAATTTAGCTTCTCCTATTTGGAATAGTGCTACAAGGATTCCTATTATTATGGAAGAAAAAGATCAGTGGATGAAGTTTAAATGTTATTCTAAATTTCAACAAAAAACAACTTCTTCTATAAATTGGAATTGGGGTACATTAATAATAAGACCTCAAGTATGTTCTTTAGGTGTAGGTGAAATTACTTATTTTGATAACTTTAAAGTAAGTATTATACCTCAAAAATATCAATACACTAAAAACTTTGTTTATAATTCTACTAATGTTGTAAATAGTTCGGCTTTAACTAAACCTTTTTCTAATATATTAAAAATAGATAATTGTCAATTCCACAGTGGAATAGCAGGTGGTTATCAATCACAAGTAATTGAAGATTTTATAGGATTTATTCCTGAAGATGATGTTTATATTTTTAGTTCAGATAAATGGTTAAGAAGTTGGGAAACAGTAAATGAAGAAAATGAAGGTGGTAGAACATTAGAAGAATGTGTTACTCGTTCAATTTTATCTTTTTACCAAACTACTTGGCAGAAATTTACAGGTAATGTTTACGGTAAACAAATATCTTTTGGACAAATATTTAATATCAATTTAGCATCAGGCTTATATTTTATGCACGAGGCAAGATTTGATTATGTAACAAATAGAACAAATATAACATTACACCAAAGCCAAACTGATGAAACTGAAGTTAATTTTAGGTCTTGGGCAATTACCGAAGATGATATGGGTGCAGGTCAAGGTGAACCGGGAAGCACAACTTCAAAAATACAAGATGTTGAAAGTTTAATTAATCCACCGGGTGAATAATGAATGAGTTAAAAGAAATAAACGACCAATTAAAAACATTATCAATTAATGTAGAAATGATTAGCCAGGCTATCACAGGTTCAAAGTTAAATAGAAATGGAATCCTTCAAAGATTAGAAACAATCGAAGGTGCTTTAGAAGAAACTGAAAAAAGCGTACAAGAGGTAAGAGATTATAATACTGGCATAAATTGGGCTATTAGAATTGGTGCTTTTATACTTACGATTACAGGAGTAACTTTTATTAAGGATTTCTTATGGCACAAATAAGCGAAGATGGTTTAAAACTATTGGTTGAGTTTGAAGGCTTAAAGTTAGATGCTTATCAGTGTACTGCTGGAGTTTGGACAATTGGAA